AGACATTTTTATTGCTGCCATTTACTTATATATTGGTGTTATTTTTTTTCAGCCATTTTTGAAAGCCGATGCTTTTAGATAAATTAAAAGAAGAACCTAAATATCCTTTCGCAATTTCATATGCTTTTTTTTCTTTTTCAGTAAGTTGTGTTAAATATTGTGTTTGATACTCTTCTATTGTCGGCATGGTTTAATACTATTAAATAAATGATAAGTATTAAATCAATTTTTAGAAATGAAACAAATCAAATTTTGAATCTTAACATCAGAATCTTGCATTATCTTAGTAACACTAGTGTCAATACTATAATGATTGCTTAGTAGATAATTAAACAGTAAATTTATTTGATTTACACATAAAAACTCACACGTTTGCTTAGGATTTAAAACAATGTAGTAGCATTGATCTTCTGGACAACAAGGACTACGTTCTTGAAATGGGGATAATTTTTCTCGATTGGTTAATTTAGTTATACGTTTTAATACTTTATCTTTTGGAGGAGGAGATATTACAATAACTTTTTTATAACACTCGTTATAGCGATCTAAATATACTTCGGCTTTTAATTGATACATCATATGATAATATAACCTAAAATAAAATTGAACCAAATTATATCTGAGAAATAATAAGCATTTAACAATCCATTATGACTACATTAACTACATCAGACACAACAACCCTCCCAATTTATCGTTACAAATTCTCAGATGAATTCATGGGACCGCTTACCGAGTTCTCTAGTAAACATCGATTTGATGAAGCCACGCTGTTCAAGATGTATTGGGACCGCTGGGAATCGCAACCACAAAACGCATCTCTTGTGGATCGAGAAGAAAGACGTCTAAAAGCTATTGGATATGAAGGAGATATTCATGAAAAAATGTATAAAACTGTGAGATACTATCTTAAAAATAAATCTCTAGAGAAAAAGGAGCCAAAGAAGCGCCGAAAGTATATTACGCTGGATAAAGAGTTTCTGGAAAAGATGGACGATCATATTCTACAAGTGGCGATGGTTGATAATATGAAACCGGCGTATGCTTTTAACAATTTTACATCTTTGCCTGATAATATGAGACTGGTTGACGAACAAATTAAAACAATGATGGAGAAGGATATTACTGAAGTTGAAGCTAATAATAAGATTAAGAAAACCTATAAAAATCGCTACTACCTACAGCAGAAAAACTAACTTTTAAGGTTATAAATATAATTTAACATATCATTATATATATAAGTAATGAATGACATTTTTAAAGGTGGAAAGAAATTAGCAGAAGGTGGATATGGATGTGTTTTTCATCCCGAAATTAACTGCAAGGGTTTAGAAACTGATAACACGCAGTATGTATCCAAAATACAACAAAAAGATTTCAGCGCCGAGAATGAGATCAAAGTTGGAGAGATTATCAAAGAAGGTGTAAAGGATATGCCAGAAAACCCTCTTATCAATAATTTTGCGCCTGTTTTGAATAGTTGTCCTATAACCATGAGTCAATTAAAGGTACCTGACATAGGCGAATGTAGAGTTTTGAATAGAATAGATCAATCAAATATGATTCTTATGAAAATAAGATTTATAGATTCAACTGATTTTGATAGTTACGTTATTAAAAATAAAAACACCAGTGCTATATTATTAACCTTAATTTCGGCATTTAATCATTTATTGAGATCTTTAAAAATTTTAGAAAAGGTAAAGGTGGTACAATTTGATTTAAAAGGTCAAAATATAGTTTTTGATACTAAAAAATTACAGCCAATAATTATTGATTTTGGTTTAAGTTTACCAATGGAAAAGGTGAATAATGAAACATTATTGAACTATTTTTATATATATGCTCCTGAATACTATGTGTGGCCTCTGGAAGTTCATTATTTAAATCTGATTTTGCATATTAATCCTCAACCAACAAAAGATGAGATCAAAGACTTGGTAAATGCATATGTGAAATCCAATGCAGCATTAGATGGATTTTCAAATGAGTTTAAAAAAAATTTTTCCACTGCTTGCGAAAATCAACTATTGTATTATAACGAACTACCGCTTACAGAAAGAAAGAATTATATTTTAAGATTTTGGAATACTTGGGATAATTATAGTTTATCGATTATTTATATCAAATTTATTTATTTTATCATTCGATCAAACGATAAAAGTATATTTAAAAATGGGTTTGTTAGTTATTTCACTGAATTATTATTAATGAACATTCATCCTGATCCTACTAGAAGATTATCATTAGAAAATACACTAAAACAGTTTAATAAATATCTGTACAATAATCCTATTAATAAAGCAGATAAATTTCAAGATTTGGTCGAGAGTTTTGCTAAAAATAAGAAAAGTGTGGATAAAGAATTAAAACTCAATAGTCGAAAAATTAAAACATTGACCGAAAAAACGATTCGTGCAAAAAAACGAACCGAAATAAAATCAGAAAACAGATAATTATATAATTTCAACAATTTGATTATATAATTAATTTATTAATGCCCATCATCCTCATCATCACATCCTCCGCCTCTTTTTGACTTGCGCTTACGTCTGCGTTTACGAGATTTGCGTCTGGTTTTGCGTTTCTTTCTTCTACTTTTCTTACGCTTAGATTTGCGTTTTCTTTTACCACCAATAAATGCATTGCACCCATTTGGGAGTGATCCGCATCCTCTAAGAAGAGCTTGGCTGGTAGATCCACTTCCATCAGGAGGGGGATTAGGGCAGTCGGATCCAGCAAGAGCTGTTCCAGCGTTTCCTCCTTCAGTAGAAGCCGGAGCGGCGGCTCCAGAATCTGCAGCCATATCAGTATTGTGTTCACCACCACGTTGTTTTTTACGACCTCTTCGCCCACGTTTACGTTTTTTGTGATGACGTTTGGTAGAGTGATGTTTCTTATGTTTTTTATGTTTCTTATGCTTCTTTGCTACATGTGTAGCTGGGCTTTTCTTATATGTTTTCTTTGCCATCTTTAAAATTTCTTTTAAAGATTTTCCTTTGTTTCCAGCACTAACTGATTTTACGTGAGCCATCCATCTATTTACCATTATGTAATAAACACAGAAATAAAATTGATACTAAACATTAACTATATAACTAAAGTATAATACAATGACTAAACCTGTTTTAACGCGGTATTTATATATATATGATGAGGTTTGCTTGTCTCTTCAACAATCTTTGCTTTCCAGAGCTTCTTTTGACGAGGTAGTGTTTTGGTCAAATGAGTTATTTTCAAGTGGATATATCGATGAATTATGGAATTTAATCTATAAAATATATTATAACTTTTATGCAATTATATATCCTAAATATGAAAGAAAAATCAATAAATTATCTAAAATTCCAACATTAGAATCCATTTTGAATTGTTTATGTATTTTATATTATAGTAAAATCAATACGGATGTATTCAAACTACATCATATACGTCCTAAATTACCTACAAAATTATATACTAAAACTCCCGTTTGGTTAACAGAAATGGATATTGATGATAAATATTCAAACTTTATGATAGCTCTTCATAAGAACCATCATATAAATATGATGTATCATATGAATAATTTTAATGATTATAAAAAAGTCTACAACATTGTTAAAAGATATTTTCGTGAAATTCATGGAATGCTTTTGAATGATAAACCTTGGGAATATGTAAGATACTCTGATATTAGACATTTGACAATCGCTTTGATACTATATTTAAAACGTGATGCTTCAAATATAACTAAAAAGAATATATTCAGAAAATATTCTCATGATCAATACATTGAGCAGATCAAAGAAGATAATGATCCTGTTAAACAAAAATATAAAACTTTACCCATTCGATTAAGATATCCGATTTCAAATAAATTAGGATGTTTCAAACTTAACAGGCAAAATTTAAAGTGTTCTGTATCTGAAATGCTTTGGTATCATTGGGAATATTTCGCTTATAAATGTCCTTTATGGAAAAAACGTTTTGATAAATATAAGATTAAAATTAATGATGAAACAAAAAAAATAGAGTTTGAAAATGTAGATGAAGAAGAAGAGTTTTATGAAGAATGGTACTATGAACCTGATGAACAAACCAAGGAAGTTCAAGAAAGAATTACAGTCAACTTTTCAAAAATTGGAATTTTAGATTGGTTAAAGTTGGTAAAAAATTGATTTATAAATATTCAGATATTATTAATACAACAAATCATGGTGAAAAATAAGAAAGGTGGTCGAAATCATCGCAAACAAGCAAGTAAAAATTCTAAGCCGATTGTGCAGGCTAAGATTCGACTGGTGAAAGAATCAGATGAAACATATGCTATGGTAGTCAAGATGAATGGAAATAGCATGTGTGATGTAATTTGCAGTGATAAGGAAGTTAGACTTTTGCAAATCAGAAAAAAATTCAGAGGGAGAAATAGGAGGGATAATAACATTGGAATGGGAACAATGTTATTGGTAGGACTTAGAAGTTGGGAAGTGAGAAAACCTGGAAAAAAGGGGAAGGTCGATTTGCTATATGTATATTCGAGGGAGCAAGTTGATGTGCTAAAAGTAAATCCGTGGGCTTATAATTTGAAACATATTTTCCCGCCCGACCAGCAACCCGATCAAAATGAAGATTTTGGCGGATTTGATATTACAAATTCCGAAACGTGGGAAGATAAATTGGAAGAGGAAAAAACTAAAACCGAAAATGTTAAAATTACTGTTGGAACCGGCGATAATCAAGAAGAGTTTGATTTTGATGATATTTAATCATTCTTAGGATGATTAGTTGATTCTGTATGCATTCTAAGGCTTTCCATTATCGCGGCTTGCAGTTCTTCTTCTTCTTCGCGTTGTATTTGCCTTTCCATAAACCCTAATACTATATTTCTAGACGATAAATTTGGCCGTCTAGTTGGTAATCTATTTGAACTGCTATCTATGACGGTGTTTAATAAATTTTTCTTTACTTCTTTTGATTGTAGGGGTTTTCTGCATACAGGACACGACGCATTTTCTTTTTTTAACCATTTTATAATAGCATCTGGTTCAAAAATATGACCACAAGGCAATTGGGAAACTTCATCGCCATCATTAAAATTATTCAGTGTCATTGGACAAGTATCATTTGGAAATTCACCGCTCTTAAATACAACTGTCTTAATATCCTTCTCCCCTTCTTCTGATAGGACATTTTTATACATGTCTTGACAAGGATCCATCAATGAACTTTGTAGTATGGAATTGATATTTCGGCGACGTCTTCTTGAAGGCACGGGTATAGTAAAAAGTTGAGATATAAAGTCTGTATAATCATTGTTTAAATTATTCGAGATATCGGGAAGCGTATGATTAAATAAGGGATTAATATCGCCCATTTCTGGACGTCTTGATAGTCGCGAGGATCTTCTTCTATTGCGAGGAAAAACCATTGAATTTGAAATATCGTGTTCCAAGTCATTGATGATATTGGTGATTGAATCTCTCATATTGTTATTTGCACCCAATGTGTTCGTAAGATTAGCATTTAGATATCTCAATAAAAAATCTGAATCGGCATCAAAAGTCTCATTTATTATATTATTATCACTTATATCTGTCATTGTTGATAATTATATTATAATACTATTTTTATTTTGTTTTCAATAGAATTATAAAAAAATTTTATTAGTGATTATTTTTTAGTGCTTTTTTATCTAATTAGCATAATATTCGTAGAGATCTTCATCAAGAATGGAATATCTATCATTATCAAGCAGATCCATTAGCATTTTAGCTGGTGTAAATTCCTTAAGACCTTCCATGCCTTTGTCTGAAAGTACATTTAGTAGAGCAGATGAATATCCCGACATCATAGTAACATTTTTTTGAGTACTCAGAACAGGGAACCCATTTGTTTTTCTAAGATTCCAGAATAGAATATGAGGCACAGGATACGCTACGCCAAACTTTGATTTCATACCTGCTTTATGAAATTTATTGGAAATATTTTCATAAAGAGTATCCAAACTCCCTGTACCACAGTGATCAATCTGCATATCTGAAAAGATGGCTAGAATCATATCTTCCACAGACTCTGGCGGAATCTCATTTTTAAGAATAACATTCAAGATCAAATCAAACATTGCGCCAATATTTGTACTTCCTGCCCAATTTGGATCATTTCTAACATGCTTTGCTTTCTCAACAAAAGTTGCTTTATCATGCATAGTAATCCATTGTGGACGAGTACTGAAAGTAAGTACCCTATGCTTAAAAGCATCATGAGTAACTTCAGAGCATCGAATGCCTAGACCAACCGCATTATAGATAGGAAGTCCATCATCACAATCCATTGACCCAGAGGTATCCACGCACGCAATAATATTTCCCAGACCTTTATTGTTATCTTTATTAGATTCCCACTGTAGATTGATTCTATCTACTTCAGCTGTTTCACTTAGTTTTACAAAACAGGCATCTTTAGTAAGTTCACCCACATTGCACCGCCGACCGTGAACCTTATGGTTTTTCGGATCAGATTTAGCTGCATCCAGATGAGATACATAATTGTTAGCACAACCAACTCGGTCATCAGCACTGCTCCGCTGTTCACCTTTTTTAGTCTTATTTGCAAATGCTCGACTTTGTTTCCTCATAGTACAAGACGTTACCGAATTAAAGTTAATATCAGACCAATTTCCAGATGCTTGTTTACACTGGGTTGTGTCAAGGTACTTATTTAGAGTCACAATAATTTTAGTAAAATGAATTTTACCTTTGATGACCGCCCTCGCATAGGCTTCCTTGCTTTTGGCGGTAATAAGGAAATCGAGGAATTTCTTTTTAGCAAGAATAGCGTGAACCCAACCCTCCCTTGACTTTTCTCTAGGAGCCCACCTTCCAGCGAGTGACAACTGAGGCTTAGGTCTACTTTCATCCTTTTTCCATTCCTCGTATTGCGCAAAGTCATTTTCAAGAGCATTTAGCAATAGGTTTGTAGCAAAATCAATTAGAGGATGATCTTCCAATCCGGTTTTTTCTTTGATATACTTGCAAAGATATTTAACATCCTTATACGACCCATAAGGATGTTCATTATCTCTTAGAACAAGAAATCTAAAGAAGGAAGATGCTGCTAGATCTGTATATCCTGCTTCATAAAAGCTATAAATTTGCATAAAGGCTAGTTGCTGTTCACCTTTTCCACTGACAATATCTCTTGTTTGACCAATCAGCTTATACATGGTTATAAATTGATTTTTGTACTCCTCTTCTCTACCTTTGATCGTGTGAAGAATCGCTCGATGCTGGCACTCCAAATCACTATGATCATTACTTCTGACTAGTTGAAAGAAGAACTGGACAATTTTTTCATCAAGATCGCGTGACCAACCGTGTTCAACGTGACCGTTCTCTCCAACTTGCTTTGGGGTGTGTTTATCTAGTGCGTGAATAAGGGATGCCATCTGTATTCTAGTATTCGTCTGATTTCTTTAAGTCTCTTTTGTTCTTCGTTTTCCGATGGTTCAATTTTTTCTTGCTAATGTATATTTTCTTTGTTCTATTATTGAATGATTTCCAACTTTGATGATATACAATGTAAAGGCTATTTATATTGTGAAATAGATTTATCGAATCGTTAAATTTTAGTGTATCTATTTTTTTTTCTACTGTTAAAAAGTTAGTTTTGACGTTATTTTTCATGTATTTGGATATATCATCTGGTTCAATATCAATGTTCCATTTTAAAATAGAAATGGGTCTATATTTTTTTTCATTATGAAACATATTTTCTTTTATAATT